AAATTCACTTTCTTTATTTCATCTTTTAGCTTACGGTTCAACCATCTTTCAAACTGGCGAACAATTTTAAATACCATTGCTTCATCATTAATAATAGCTTTGGTTAATGCCGCACCAGTAGCTTTATCACTATTAAAAATTGTCTTAGGAATACCAGCAGCATTATAAAGAGAATTTTCAGCAAGTGTTACTGTATCTAAATCGCCTTCTTTCTTTTTTAAATTAACTGGCTCGATAGAATCAAATGGCGATAAAACGCTCCCAATTCCTGGATGTAAGTTATTTTGCATTAACTCATAAAATTCAATAGCTTTATCTAAACTAAGAGCAAAAGCATTTTCCTTACTAGTATCTTTCTGATAAGGCATTTTAGCAATTAAAAGTAAATAATTTTCCAATTCCGTCTTTGATAATTGAAGGTCTTTATAATCATATAGAGAATATATTTCTTCAAAAATACCAGCTAGTGGCGGAATAGAATAATCTGTATCAGATATTTTTATACATATAGTTTTCTTAGAATCAAGTTCTTGCCACTTGTATTTTTTAGAACTTTGTTTATATAATTTATATTTTTGCTGAAATTCATCAGAAAATCTTTCTAACTGCTCTGGATTTTTATCAAAGTATTGAAAATTAAAGGAATAATTTAGCGCACCATCCTCAATTGAGCTTATTGCACAATAATCAGGGTCTAATATATCTATAAAATATGAGTTCTTTGTTGAATATTCATATCCATAAACAACATCATCGACCCATGCCCTTGAAAGTAATCTTAAAAATTCATGTTTTATATTCATTATTTCCAATAGATTAATTGTTTCTATGTATTTTTTCAAAACAATATCTTTATTCTTTATACTATAATCAGTCTGATTATACATATTAACCACATAATCAAATGTTGGAATTGTGGCGAAATAATCAATAATCCTTTTGTAATGAGATGAGCTATGTAATAAAAACCTAGATAAATCCCTTAACTTTTTTTCATATCTTAAAGGATTTTCTAACCAATCCATTACATCTGTTTTTTTAAATTTTCTATTAAAAGTTGAGTTTGCTTGTTTATTATCATTTAAATCTCTACGAATTAACTTTGCTAAATTTGCAAACATTAACTTTTCAAAGTCAATCTGTTTATTTTCTTGTTTTTTATTAATTACTATAGTTTCAACTTTAGTCTCTGTCACTTTTTACTTTCTCACCACCTTTACCGTTTCCTTAATTGGGGTTGACGAAATCTAAACATATTTTGTATATTTAAATTATTATTTGTTGGTTTTATTAAATCTCTCTCTAATATGGAAGCAAAATAATTTCCATAAGAACAACTTGTATATCTATCTTTTCTAGCTGTTCCAACTGCTTCTAATTTTATATTTCCACCTACAATACTGTACTCTAAGTTGATAGTTTCATTAACCAATAACTCTGTCTGTATATATGGTTCTATATACCACGTTTTTAAATATACATCCATAGATTCCGAATATTCTTTATTATTTTTAATTAAATATGCTTCAGCTTCATTATCATTGACAAGAAAATTAATCATACCACGTTGCAATTTATCTCTAAAATCAACCGCAATATCACTATTTAATTTAGAACTAGCTAATATAGGATAAATAACTGGGATTGCATTTACACCTAATGTTTTCTCTTTTAATTCTTCAAGTAAATCTTTAGATAAAGATTTATGTTCATACACTGTAAGAGGGGGATATTCAATTCCTCGTTCTTCATCCTTTGTTACAATAGCTAATTGCTCAAATATTGCTATGCCCGTATTTTGAAGATCAAGTACAATATAATCAGATTCAAAATCATAATAAATTTGTTTTATTCTTAATGCTTGTTTCCCTGTATGTTCTCCTTGGTGACTTTCTAAATATACTACTTCTCTTAAAAATCCTTTGGCGGTAGGAATTAACCTAATACAAGAAATAATTGTATTATCATTCACATTTCCTTTTCTAGTCGCTATATCTACTGATACTAATCTAATTTCACCGTCAACTCTTTTTATATTATAAGGATTCTTTTTTTTATCTAATATATCATTTCTTAATGGATAAAACGCCTTCTTTATATTCCTATTCTTCCTAAACATATCTAATTTAAAATAAGAATTACTATTTTCACCAAAAGGAATATTCTCATATTCCTCCATAAAAGTTATTTCATCCATAGTAGCTCGTTCTTTTTGAATTTGCTTTTTAGTTTTTATTCCATGCTTTATTGCTATCAAATAATCAAAAGCAATAAAGCCAGCACTTATCCCTTCTAGCATCATTTTTATAGTAGCTATAGTTTCCTGATACCACCATAACCCCTTATGATAAGCAGAAGAAATTAATATTTGCCTAGGTTCTTCTATTAAATGGCTATATTTTGGATTTTTCAAATATGGTGTCTGTCTAGCATACGCAAAAGGTTTCACTATACTATCAAATTTTTGCTTATCCATTATGCGAAATTCTTCACCAATGGTAAAGGTGCTTCTCTCGCCTCTCCCTGATTCGCTACAAGCAACAACTTTTATAGTAGTTCCATTCTGCAAAACACACACGCATTTATTTTGCGAATCTGTATATTCTTTTATTTCTCTAGCTATATTAGAATGGTCATCTCTCAAACGAGCAATTTTCCCAAAAATTATAGCGGCCTGTTTTTGAGTAGATGCTACCACTACAATTTCACTATTAGGATATAAAACTCCCCTAGCTAATGCAAATAATGCAATAAGCCAAGATTTAGCACTTGCTCTACTAGCAATAGTTATAAATGTTTCAGAAATACTCATAAAATACAACCATAAGATTTGATACAAATATAACTGTACTCCAAAATAATGCTGAACAAACCTATGGATGTTTCTTCGATAATATGTAGTCCAGTCTATAATGTTTTTTTTCCATTTTTCTGTTATTTTTTTTTCTTTTATCATTACTTTGGGAGCTTTTGATTGGTCTGCATGACCAGCATACTTACGAAAATTATTTTCAAATTTACTGTAACTACCCATTGTCAACATCCTCATTTACGTCATCTACTAGCTGGGCATCTATATTATCATTTACTTGAAAATCTCTATTGCCAGTGATAAAATTTCTTATAGGTCTCACAATATAATTTTGAATATACGGTATAAAGCCATCCATGTCTTTATATTTTTCTTGTTGGTCGTGCCATTCCGCAGGTGTAAATTGTTCTATTTCTTTAACCCAAACACCAAAAGTATCAAGAGATTTGCCCGCACTTGCAATATTAGCTTTAGCTGGATCAACGGAAGCTGTTTTCATTAAATCTTGCAGTTCTTTTAATAAACCACCAACAGACTTTCCTTCTTCTCTAGTTTTGCGAATCTCCAATACTTTGACACATATTTCTTTTAAAAGAGTTATTTCCGCTTGATTATCACACTTATGAGTTTGTTTCCAGTTGGATAATTCTTTTTCTAAAAATACATAATCATCAAAAGTAAATCCTCTTCCCCAAAACAAAACCAATTCATCATCAATATCCCCTTTATCTTCAACTTCTTCAAATAAAGTTAAATCATCACTATCTTTATATCTAAATGAATCAATCCCTGCATTATTTTTCCCAGTAGAGCCTAATTTACTTTTATAATATCCAAAAACAGCATTAGCTTTTTTACCTTTACTAATTAAATTTTCAATATGAGATTGTGTTTGTCTTAATGCTTCTTGATTAAAACAAATATCTAAATCTCTACAAGTGTATTTTAGTGCTATTTCCACATTATTGTATATTGTGAAGTAATGACTATATAAATCTGCACAACAATCTTTGCACACACTAAGGAATCCATTAGTATCAATCATGGGATTTGTAGTTTCATAAAAATTAGATAATGCTTTTGATTTTTGACATTTTCTACAGTATCCATCTCCAGATACCACTTTTGGTTTTCTGGTTTTTTTAACTAACTTTGGCATCTGGTTAATTCACTTCCTTTACATTGAAATTTTCAGCACACAAAAATACCTACCGCCAAATACGATAGGCACTATCTATGCTGAAATTATATATGACCCCGTTATTCTCGGAGGACAAACATACTATCTTTCCACTAATTTTTTCACTTAATCACAGTGTTAATTACATTAGTAATCCCTAAATCCTTATTGATAATGAACGCCTGATTTTTCTTGTCTGACTGAACATACCCATTATTATTACTCCATCTTGACCAACCAGAAATAGTAGGGAGTCTCATTATCTCCAAATAACCCTGTTTATCATAAATCATTTGCTGGTGTAAATGAGCCAACATCCATATCATATGATTACAGTCACTCCATTTATTTTTAGCTTCCGAAGTGAATATTTTCAATGCATCTTTAACTTTAATATCATGCGAAAATCCTAATAATGTTTTACCATATTTATAATATTTTCTCGGTAGGGGAGAACTATCTACCTTGACATTCTTATCATTCCTAAACCACGCATTGACTATCTGCATAATACCATACATAGTGTGTAAATCATGATTGGAAGGCACATATAGCACATCCACAGGAGCAATAGTACCTAATATTGATACACCATCAACAATCAATTGAGTCACATTATTAATAATGTTAAACCATGCCGTATTATTATCCTGTGGTGTCCCTTTTGTAGTAGTCCCATTTATATTATCTGCATTCACAAAATCATTCCCCACCACAAACAATACCTTCTCAAAGCGTTCGTGCATTGTTCTTTCCACAACATCATTTAGCACATGATAATAATACTCTTTTGCAATCTCAGTATTGTAATTATTACCTGTAGAATATTCATCTGCCAACAGATTATAATGAAAATCAGCTATAGGTAAAACCAAAATGTTACCACTATCATCACATCTTTTAGGAATAATATTTATTTTATCAGAGTAATCAATCCTTATGTTATTTATAATCCTTTGGATATCTTCTTCATTCCATAAATATTCACTTCTAGGTTTAACCGTAATTTTACTAGAATATAATGTCTGCACTCCATCTTGTTTGCTATATGAATTCCATATATTATTTCTAGCGGATACTAACTCCCATTGCAAAATATCATATCCGTGTGCTTTTAAAAGATAATCCACATCCTTCGCATCTTCTTCAGACATTCGTATAAGCCTATCGCTGGTTTGTGTATTATCTTTGCCAATTTCTATAGTTGTTTTATATGTATTTTCTATATTTTCCTCATTATTTCCATTGTCTTTTGAAGGTAATTTATTTAATTTTTTTAATTCTTTTTTCACAAAACATCTGAAACCTTCACCAGATTTAAAAGGGTGTCCGTATTTCTTATTGAGGGAGTCCCATGTTTCACTAGGAAATTTACCACCTCTAAATTGTATTCCTATATCTAAGAGTTTTTCTTTATCCATAAACTCCTCCATATTAAAATTAAAAATATTGATAAAGTGCATTTGCACAATTATCCAAAAATTACATTTGTTTGAGTATTTCCGCCATATTATCTATGACATAGTATTTTTTACGTTTACCTTTACTTTTTTTACGGCTTGTTACCGTTAAATCAACATATTTACCGTTTTTTAATTCAATATAATTATTTTTAATAAGCCAATCTTTTTCACGTTTTGATACTTCAATCAAGGGAAAGTTAATGCTCCTTTGTGTAAATTTTAATTGACCACTCGACCAATGGCGCAAATGATTATTGTGAAAATTATATTGGTGAACTGTCTCCCGCTTTGAGAAGCGGGAGCTTCGCTTTGTATTAGACAAGTCTAATACGTACAGGCGTATCCACTTCGCCGCTACTGTATAGGACCGATAGGTCCACAACATTACTTTTCTTGAGAATATTTAATGCTCCATTAACATCAGCATTAATTAACTTTCCAGTTTTAGTTCTATATAATCCTCTTTTTATTCTTTTACCTGAAAATCTATATTCTTGAGGATTATCTTCATTATATTTAGGTATTTTATCACCATCAAAGAAACTAGCTTTACTTGTATAGGATTCTTCTTGTTTAACAAAATTGATTCCATATAACTTACATAGATACTCTAATTTCTCTTTTATATTACCTACAGGTATATTAACAAAATTTTGATTATTAACCTTGCCTAAATTAATATCTTTTTGAAGTGTTTCGTTATAGCCTATAACTAAATTACCTATTTTATTATCTAGGCAATAGTTTATAATATACCTACAAGTTTTATTAATATAGTCATTAACTCTATTATTTCTCTTATTTATTAGCAATGCTTGTTTCCTAGTAATATGTTTTATACCTCTTAAATCTTTATCACTTTGGAGTCTACTGTTCTCTTTGTTATACCACTGGTTTATAGATTTTAACTTCCTACCGTCAATAATGAATGATTTACCTTCTGAAGTAACACACGTAGCAAGATTATTTAATCCTAAATCTATTGCAAGTGCTTTATTGGTATCTAAATTACTTTGAATTTCTTCTACCTCGTAGGTATATTGAATTTCAAAGAACCTTGCTTTAAATTTAGGTATAATTCTTATTTCTTTAATTTTCTTATCTTCCAGTATTGGCGGTAAAGTTATTTTAATAGGCTCATGATTTTTCCTAAATGAATTTGAGTATGGAATAATGAATTCATTTCCATTTAACCTTACGAAACCAATTATTAAAGTCATGAATTCATCTTTAGGTAAATACTTTGGAAGTTTTATTGACCTATAATCATATTTACCTTTCTTGGCAAGTCTTAAAAGACCAAAGAAAGATTTAAAACATCCATCAACTTCTTTTAAAATCTGTTGAGCCATATTACTATTCAAGAGTTTATAATTTTCGTTGTCTTTACAAAGAACATAGTTTTTATTGTAGTTTAGATACTCTTTTTCTCTAAAGTAATATTGACGAACATTATATACTCCTACATTGTATAGGTTTTTAGCAATACGACATAACTCCCTTAAATCAAGGTATTGTTGTTTAGTTAGATGTTTTAATTGTTGTTTGACACATAGATACATTAATTTC